ACGTCTTCGCTCGCCATGTCAATGTCGATACCGGTAACGTCGCCAGCTTCATCCAAATGTACAACTCCATCGCTGCCGATTTCGGGAAGATCGGTAACAACACTGGTAAGAAACGAGTACACAGCCGCAACAACAGATACTGAAAGAACATTCAGCCAATCTACTTCGCGGATTGTCATTCCCACCGTGAGCATACCGAGGGCAACCTGAGCGGCAGTACGAAGCATACGAACGAGAGCTGCCTTAAACCATTCAAGTGTGAATTTCATAGTCCTCTCCCTCTCTTAGATAAGAATTTTCCTGGATACACTTCATATTCAAACGACGTATTTCAGCTATAGCAGCATCCACAACGCCATTTCGAATCTTATTTGTTCGGATGTATTCTTCGTAATCGTCGCATTGTTTTATCACAAATTCAAATTGCTCTTTCGTATGACGACGACCGTTCATACATGAACTGCAGAATTCTAAAATGTCGCGTCGAGTGTCTCGAAGCTCTTTAATGTTGGAATCAGTAATATGCTTATCCAGATCTTGTCTGAGCTGTTTGACATGTCCGTCGATCTCATTCAGTTTTGCGTTCATGCGAGCGTTCAGCTTGGAGCCGATCCATCCGAGAATCGCACTCCAAGGATTAAGTTTGATCGGGGTAAACTCAATGCATACGCTGAGAATTAAAATAATGACGCCCCAAAAAGTTAGAACGTCACTTTTACCCTCGATCATTTCGACAAGTTTTGCAACCGTCATTGGAAATCTCCTCCGATTGCGAAGATAGTTTAGCAATCATTTAATAATATTTGCTTTCATATCTATCCAATGTATTTTGAGCTAATTCATACTTTATCCCCTATTTAGAAGGGGGAAGGTAATTTTATGTTATTCAAACATATCGCGATTGGCTTTATAAGCGATGTAAGCATCCATTAAAGCAGAAACGTTATCGATCTTTTCCTGGCGACGTTTCTTGAGAAGCTTTCGGTTACCGTTCGTGTCTTCCTGTGTAATACAGTTGCCCATACAGAAAGACATGATCTCTTCGTCGAACAGAAGTTCTCTACGTTCAGCAAGGATCTTTAATTCTCCGAGAGGAACAGACTCGGTTTTCACGCCTTGAGGAACTTTTTCAATTCCGTATGGTCCGTTATCGATCTCCCAGCGATTGATGAAGACGGGCGCATTGTAAGGGTCGTAGCCCAAGCATTGCACACTGTATTTCTTTTCGTCTATAAAGTGATAGAGATCCTCGTAAACTTCACCGATATCGAGAACCGTAGATTCAAGAACGACAAGACTTCCTTCTCGAATAAATTTTTCGTATTCGCTTCGAAGCGCTCTTGGTAATTTCTGGAAGGTATAAGACGTAATATAGCTTCTGGCTTTTACGCCAAATCCTCCGCCTCGAAGCGGAAACAGGAACGTAAAAGCACAAAAGTCATCGCCCTGGCTAAGGTCACAGCCGAGCGCGCACATCATACCGTCGAAATACTGACGACGATGTATCTTGGTTTCTTCGTATGTGAAGAAGTAAGTATAGCCTTCCATGGGCAAACCGAAACGCTTGGCAAGAATATCGTTTCGTACTGCCGGGTTTGTTTCGGCACGCTCCAGCTCGATCTGATATGTTTCGTAACTCACGGTAGCCCCTAGATTCGGATTCGCTTTGATCCACATCGCGGGATTATTAAGTTCGTTTATATCGTCAAGCTTATACCACCAAATGGAAACATGAGGATTCCGGTATTCACCTTTCAGGATCTTCATTAATTCCATTTTGATTGAGTCGCCAGGACCATGGCGAACGGTACCCTCAGAGCTTGTCGCTACAATAAGCCAGTCATCGACTTTCGCAGCGCCTTGCTCTAATGCGCCGACAACGTCTTCCTTGACATCGCCTGATAGCCATTCGTCAACGGTAGCGTATTTACATCTGGCGCCTTGAAGCTTATCAATACGCATCGGACGACTTTCGAGAATGGAACTGGTTACAAAGTTCTCGATACCCTTCTTTGTGGGTGCGATCTTAACACGATCCGCTTTACTGCCGGTCGTATTCTGAAGAGAGCCCTCCGTCATAAACTTAAGAACCGGACCTTTAGCACGAGCAATCGCGATTTTAAGCGGAAGCATGGTTTCTTCGGACTGACGTATGGTAGGAGCCGTAACGATCTGATCGGTTGGCTCTTCATCCATAATCAAGCCGTATCCCTGAACGCACGTACAGTAAACGGACTTTGCAGCACCTCGTCCAACGATAAGATACTGCTTATTACGAAGACGTTTTTTGATCTTCCGGATCTCAAAGTGTCCGCCGTTACCGCGTAAATTAGGAACCCATACACTTCGCTTTACAAAGTAAAACCAGCAGTAAATATCCTCAGCCCAAAGCTTAAAGGAATCAAGAAGAGTAAGATCTCCGCCATCCGTTAAAGTAAGCTCGCTTTCGCAAAACCGAATCCATCCATCAAGCGCCGTATCATCGTAATAGAAACGAGGGTCGGCTATGATGTCATCGATTCGATTCATTTGGAGAGCCACTTCACGATTGACCAGAATCTCTCCTCGTAAAACGGCGTCTCGAAACGCGCCGTAATACTTTGGTACAGCCGTATTCGATAAAGCCATTTTGATTTTCCTTTACTTAATAAACTTAAATCCTTCCGCCAGCACGTCTTAACATTTCTATACCAGCAAGATCAGTGATTGTTTGTTTTGATATCTCTTTAGTTACAAAATTATATTTAACAGCCCAATTAGATTTAAGAGTTTCGTTTCCGTATTTTCCGAGTAAATCTTTTAAAAATTCACGAGCCTCTTTTTCATATTCTTGGGACAGTTCATCATATCGTTTTACTAATTCATCAGCACCTTCTTTAGAAGCACGCTCCTGAATCCTCTTTTTACCTTCTACAAAATAAGCGATTTGTTGGTCACCGGATAACTTGTACCACGGTTTACCAAATTCTTTTTCAAGTTCATCGTGTACCTGTTTAGTAAGACGACTAGTCAGTCCATCAATATCCGAACGGGCTCTCCGCAAAGACATTGCAGTTTCATTTGTTTTCTCAAACTCTTTGACAGCAGCATTTTTATCCAAAGATTTATGAACTCTTTGAATTGTCGCCGAAGCATTATTCAATCTATCAGCTTTTTTAACTCCCTCGGATAAAGCTCTGCCGTAACGTTCTTTACCTTCAGCCGTCAAACTTCCGTCGGCATTCTGAAAACGACGAATGCCCCACTTTTGACCTCTTATACCATGATGAGCGAGGTAATCGTCATCTTTATAATATTCAAATACGTTACGCATTTGATCCGCTCCTTTGTCCCCTATTTAGTAAGGGGGGGGTAATTTTTTACTTATTCGGTTTCTTCGGTTTAAACGTTTCTCCTCCACCGCCACCGATTTTAACCATGAATTTTGCATCTAGTTTGTTACCGTTATTCTGGCTGCTCTTAAGCGCTGCGTTGTAAATATCAGCATAATTATTGTACAAGTTGCTGCCATTCTTAAGCAGGTTTGAAAGAGTCCCAAGATTATTAGAAAACCTCTCTATTTTTCTCCAGCCACGTTCAATTTCAGCATCGCGAATATCTTTCATCTTTCGATCGAATTCAATATTCGCTATCACTTGCTTACACTCTTCCGATGTTAGTGCCTTAGAATAGGCCGGAAGCTTTTTCGGATGTTTGCGAATATATTCTTTCAGTTCTTCTTTTCTTTCTTCAGCAGTCTTTTCTTTTTTAAGCGCTTCCTCTTTTGCGCGCTTCTCTTTTTTAGCCTGAGAAGACGCTTTATGTTTTTCAGAAGCATTCTTAATAGCACTTTTAATAGCAGACGCAGCACCTTCGCCTTTCTTCTTACGAGCTTCGCCAACGCCGTAACGTATCCGCCCCTCAGGAGTCAGAGATCCGTCGTAATTCTGAAAGCGCCGGACGCCATGTTTTGCGCCTTTTATCTGATAATGCTCAAGATAATCGGTATCGGAAAGCGAAGATACCAATACATCTTTCTGCCCTTCAAAGTTGTGATGGGCCAGATAGTTTTCACTAGTTTCGGACATAATACATAGCCCTCACTTTTGGTAGATTCATTTTGGTTATGCCTTTATTTAACGAAAAGGAGGACCCTGAAACCAGAGCCCTCCCCTTCTACGATAAGAGCTTAGTCGGCCGCACTCCGAATCATGCGGATAAACTTATGTAGTTCTTCCCGCTCATAATTCGAGTCGGTCGCATCCATCATGTGTTCAAGTTTCTCGACCACACGATCGCCGAGACTATGGCGGCTATACCCGCCGCGACTTCTCTCACTGGAGTCAGGACCGTAGTAGTACGGGTCGGGACCACAATTAGACATACCGTCTCCGCTGCGATACCAGCCTTGCACGCCATAGTCGCCGGAATATCCGTCCACACTATGACCGTCATAAGGTCCACGCATCGAATTAGTATAGCTACCCCTCGGATGAGTCATCATCATGGGGCGGCCAAAAGAAGTGATGTGATACTGCCGATAGGGCTCCCCGTGACGAGAATATCCTCGCTCGGAGTATTCACTCTCAGCCTCTTTCGCCTTGCAGTCTTCCAGCTCACATTTCAGCATTTCACGAAGTTCCATGCCGTCAAGAGCAGCCTTAGTCTCTGCCGGAGTGAGGTCAGTCTTCTTCGCAAGCTCATCGAGGCATTTCTCAACCGTCGACTTAAGCTTTTTAACGGATTCCATTTCCATTTTGAATTTCCCCCTCACTTCGTAATCACGAGATTCGCACTGCTAACGAGAATCGGTGTCGCGCTAGTATTACGAATCGAAACAGTCTGGCAGCAACCTCTCCAGATGGGGATATTCGTCGCACGGGAAATGTTGAAGAATTCTTCGACCGCCGCGGGAGTAACCTCCATCTCCGTTCCGGCCAGAGTATTCCCATCTACCGCAAAGGCAACGGTGATGGGGCCAACAGTTTCTCCTGTCGGGATAGCGACATTGGCACCGAAGTCAGCCATATAGTTCACGATCCGACTTCTGCAGCAACAACCGGTCACGGCCGCGTCACTAACTCCCTTCAGGAGAAATGCACCACTGTCATTGCGGTGCAGGATGAGTCCACGATAGCAAGGTACCGGATTTTCGGTGAAGACAATGGACTCACCGGGGTTGACCGTCTGTTCGGCCACGCCTGTCCATTCAGCCATCACGGCACCTCCTTATGCCGCGCAACCGCAACCGAGGTTCTGAGCGCAGCAGTTAGGATTCTGGACGACGTAAGCAGGACGCGGAGTCGGCAGAACATACTGCTCGACCTCATTCGCCAGAGCACGCTGACCGGCCAGAATCTGAGCAGTCTGATCGTTCTGAGAAGCACGGCGATTGGCCTCATTGAGAGCCGCCTGCAGTTCAGCGATCTGCTGATTCTTACCATCCAGTTCGAGCTGGCAAATCTTGTCCATAACGGTCTGAATACCAGAGTTCATGGTATTCATCAGGTTCTGAGTGTTCGTGTTATTGGCCATCATCATAGAAGTGAGGCCTTCGCTAAGTGCCGTACGATCGGCACAGTTCTCGGTCGCCACAGTATACTTCAGGTCAGCCAGACCGGCACGATTCTCGCAGCAGCAATTCTGCAGTCCCATCACGAGACCGTTCATGCCCTGAAGAGTCGCGGCCTGATTCGTGTTCAGAGTCTGCAGAAGATTCGCCTGAGCATTGCAACGAGACACCTCAGCGTTGGCAAAGCCTGTGCTGACAGTGCTGTTAATACCGCTCAGAGAACCCATCAGAGCAGACTGATCAAATCCGCGCTGAACATCCGTGTTCGTGGTGTTATTCAGCATCCAGGGCATCATACCGCCGCCACCGCCGAAGCCAAAGCCATTGCCCCAGCCATTGTTGGCGAACAGAAGCAGAATGATCAGCCACCAGGCGCCGTTACCACCGAGAAATCCATCGTTGCCATATCCGCCACCGTAGGGCGCTACAGGCATGGTAAACTGGGTTCCGCCGTTTTCAGAATAAGACATGATTCTTATTCCTCCTAATGAATGTATTTATTCAAACCATTTCCTTATGCGCACTCGGAAACAGTGAGAATATCCGACAAAGGAGCCTCCAATTATGAAGGCTTTCATTAGGTCTTGTCGGCACTACACTCAAACGGCGAATAATATAATTTATTGGAAACCCGAGAGAAGGTCTTTCACTCCTCTCGGGCATTTTGAATTCTTAGCGCTTTCTACCAGTCCATTTATCAGCAATCGCTGCTAACTGATTAAACTGAGCCTGAGTCATTTGACCGCTTTGGATCAACTGTCTCGTCATCTGTTCAGCTGTCATTCCCTGCGGAATATACTGACTGGCAAAATTCTGAAGCATCATTCCTAAATTTGCAGGAGGATCATTTTGAGCTCGACTTTCCTGATAAGACTTATACAGCGGATTCAACGGGCTCACCTCCTAACTCCTGCCTGAGCTTATTAACTGCATTGTTCGTAGACATCACAGCGTCAAATAACTTCTGGAATTCCTGCTTCGTCACAAAATTCGCCTCCGGACCAAACGCCACCTCTTCAACAGTGTAGTTTAATTTCTTAAGCGGATTCTTGATCTCGCCCTTCGCATCGGTATCCCGAACCCAAATCGTATAAGAATTTTTCTCGGGAAAGAACAGATGCTCATTAGGCCCTGCGGGGTGATCCAGAACTTCCTGCATTCCGTCTACGTAGATAACGTTGCTCTGAGGCTGCTGATTGGTCGCCTGCGCCTGCGGATTCATCGCCAGATTCATAGGACTAGGGGCAGCTGCGCCAACGGGAGTCGCCGGAGCAATTGCCGGTCCAAACAAGTTACCTGCCATAAACTCACTTTTCTCCTTTCATCCAATAATAAAATACTATCTCATTCCCAGAATCCCATGTGTCGTAATAATCTCCATCTTCAATTGCTACTACATGCTGGTCTAATGCTAACAGATACTTTCCGACCGGATACTCACGACAAAAATCCTTTACTGTATAGCAAAACGGACAAGTATCTGGTAAACCCCGCCGGACATAACCCAGACGATTCAGATAAGCGCCCCATGTAGAATTTCCGGAAGGCATGTCTTTTGCGAGAAATCCTTCGAATACGGTTCCCGCATAAATAGAATCCCAATCCTTATCCGTCAATTTACAAATAGCTCTTATCGTGCAATCGCCCACGTAGCGTCCGGCAGGATTGGGATTGTACGGTCGAAAAGCCATGGAAAATTAGAAATCTGACGGCAGGGCCATCAAACTTTTCCAAGTCTTAGGCCCGACAATTCCATCAGATGCCAGCTTATTATTTGTCTGGTATTCTTTAACTTTAGTCGTGAGTGCATCGTTAAAAATACCATTTACAAGGACGTTGTATCCATGCATTCTTAACAAAGCCTGAAGCAAATACACTTCAGGCCAGTTTAAGCCATTTTGAATTGTTCGAGGCGGCCAGGTCTTTTCAACCGGGATGCCTTCCTCGTCGGTATCAGCAGGATCAAGCACCGTATTATCTGTGATCTCAGTCTTTGGCGTCGTCTCTATCGGAGGCGTCCAGCCACTAAACTTTGCATACCAAGCCTGAGCATAAGGCCAACGTTCCCGCATGGCACCATCATGGTCAGCAGGGTTTTCCCAAATGGCAATAAGCTTTTGCATGATGTATTGCATGTCATGGCTGGTTCTACACATCTGCCAAATACCGGGAAAGTCTTTCTGCATCTCATCAAAGATGAACTCTTTCTGGCTTTCGTGATCAGCAACCGAAGTTCCACGAGCTTTACAGAAATCCAGTAGTCGCTGTTTACGACTCCAGAAAGTCCACTGCGCATATCCGAAGCCCACTTCATCATAGACAAAGTTTCGTCCGTTATATGTCATCAGACCGGCATCAGCACGACGGATATACTCCTCATCGCTGACAACACGATTGATTCGATCTTCAGCGTTGTCGGAACGAAAAGCACTTTCACCTTGAATGTTGGCAAGCAGACTGCAAATCGCTTCCAGCGTAAATCCGGCGTCAAGAGCTCTCTGATACAAAATTTCAGGAACGGTCATAAGATCATCTCCTTAGTAACCAAAACGCGCCGTCTCCTTCATTGTCCATTCCAGCATATCGATCTGCTCTTTATAAGCATTCATAACGGTGCCGCTGGCAGGAGGATCAAAGATCATACGCGTTTTCAGATAAATGTACTGCTTAACATCTTCAAATAGTCCCGGCGTATCAATGAAGTCGGTCCAGGCAGCAGACTCGTCTTCGATCCGAAACGGGACGGACGGTCCTACGCCAAGCTGACAGAGACGAGAAAACGCCGAATTAATGTTGATGATAAGATCAGTATCGAATACCTCGTATGAGGCAGAAGGACCAATCATTTGTCGAATGGTCAAAAGAATTGAATCGTTCATTTTGAATCGCCTCCATTTATGTGTTACTGTTACCCACTTGTCTCTTTGGATTGCAGTTTAACTTAACTTTTCCACGGACAAGTATCGTTGGGTCTCCGAATAACAGGTTCGTAAGCGAGAATCAAAGATTCATCGCCGTAATGTATAGCGTTGTGCGTATCTTTTCGACAGGAAATTACATATTCAGGATTCATGAGATACTCAGACTGATAAACAATATCGCCGGTATCGATCGGATTCATATGGTGAATGAAAATCAATTCATCATTAACGTATTCGTGTCCAGGAACGCCAAGGTCACAGCCTAGATCCCGCAGAATGATCTCACGTCTGAATTTTCGCCATTCATGAGAGGTATAGAAATTCTGATTGATGTAGCGTTCCCAGCCAAACGTCACTTCGCCGACATTTCCGCCGAGTTTCAAATATCGATAGCGTTCGATAAACGTTGGAAGCTTAATGAGCTCAGTATACGTACGGATCGAAGGGTTCATCGGTAGTCTCCGTTCTGTAAGATGTGAGAGCGTCGATAACTTCACGATAAAAGACAGCCCGATCTTTCTCGGATTCAATAGCAGATGTCTTTGCTCGAAGCAACGCATTCTCTTCCCGAAGCTTTTCCATCTCTTCGCGCTGTTTAACCGAACCGGCTTTTAGAAAATGAACATACTCAGCAGCAGTCGCCGTACCGTTGTCGATCCGTTCCTCTACAGCGCGAAAACTTTTTGCAATAAGTCTATTCTCCCATTCTTCAGGCGTCATGGGAGGCGCTGAATCAAGAATGTCTTCTTGAGTTTTATTGGACTTTCTGGCAGCCAAGTACTAGTTCATCTCCTTTCTGCCTGAGTTCCCATGAGTTTCTAATGCCTTTAAGGTGGGTATGATGGGGTTTTTATGATGTAAATAGGAGGTTTACAGCATGGAAAGGAGAATCCTGAAGCCTGCAGACAGAAGGATATAAGTCAGCCATGAGCAAAACTGACGGAGCGAAGCATCATACCCACTTTAAAAGCATTAGAAAAAGAGTTGAAAGGCAAATATCAAATTTGACCCCCGGAGCCTTTTAGAGG